CTTCTTTATAGCCCATAATTTTTTCAGCTACATCCGGTCTTTTCTTTGCTAAAGCATTCATACCTTTTGAAGGGTATTTTCCTTTTTCTTTTTTCATAATTAACTCGCTGTGTTTTTGATTTTTCTAGATTTTGAAAAAGCAATGTTTTTCTTTTCCTGAGGAGACACGTTACCTTTTACAGCTTCGGTTCCTTTTTCAGGTTTGCCTTTTATAAATCCAAAACCAGGCACTTGTTTATTGAATCGTTTGTTTGCCATGTGTTTCCTCCTTATTTTTTTCCATTTCGGAAAATTTGTGTACCCTTTATACCATAAATACTCGCGACTACAAGTATCCATAAATTAGTGAACCATGATGGGAGCTGCGAGAACATTTCGAAGAACAATTTTACCTTATCCATCGCTGTTGGGTCATCCGATATCACCGCCCAAGCCAAAATTAACACGGGAGTTGACAAAATTATGAGAACCGCTTCGTCCTTCCAGTCCGATTGCCTTGCTTCTAACAATTTGCCTTGGTAAGCCTCTTCTCCTCGAGCCATTTTTCTTGCATGTTCCATTTGAGCGTCCGCCATAAGCATTTTTGTCTCTTGACGCTTCTTAAAAATGTGTGAACCAGCGTTTACAGCTAATTTTATTGCACTAAACCACATAATTTACCTATTTTGTTTTAATTTAGCAGCTAAAATTGTTTTTTCAATCGAAGTATCCGCTCTTAACTGTGCTAAATCTTCATTTTGTTGTAATTTTTCGTCAGTTTGCATCTGATTCATCATTGCTTTCATTTTATTTAGGTTAATTTGCTCATCATCAACCTTTTTCTTACGTGCATTTTCTTGTGCTCTGATGTCTAGCTCTCTTGCTCGTAGTTTTGCAATAGGATCATTATCAAATTGTGAAGTAATTTCTTTTTCTTCCTTCATAAATTCTTCCATCATCTCTGCAATCAGCACTGCTTTTCTAGCTTCTATCTTTTCTGACATCATTCTAGCTTGTATTTGCATTTGTTGAGCCATTTGTGGGTTCTGTTGCATCATAGCTTGCATTTGTTGAAGTTGTTGCATCTCATCTTTAAACTCAATTTCAACTTGTTCTTGAGCCATTAACGAAATGTGTTCAAAAATATTTTTCTCTAGACTTGCCATGACTGTTGGATTGTTTCTAGCCATGTTTGTTGCCATAAAATTTAAGTGAGCCGTCATATGTGCTCGGTGATCTTGACCTGGAAACGCTTGGAATGGTTTCCCTGCCAAAGAATCAATGTGTTCTAAAGCAGGGTCCTTTGGTTGTGGTGATTGTGGTCGAATTAATACGGTGTCAACATCCTTTACACCAATTGCTTCATACATATTTCTATATGCTTGATACAAATTATGCATTTGAGGATTTGACATTGCCAGTTGCAGTTCTGTTTGCGCTAAAGAAATACGCTGTGTCTGTGAGAAAATGTTAGGGTCAGCAACTGGCAGTATATCCACTCTATCATCAAAGTCTGATTGTTTAATCATTTTTTGACCCCCAACTACATCGTATGGATATTCTGCAGGTAAGTATAATCTAAATACTCTTGATAAAATTTTAAATTCATTTTTGAGAGCTGAATAAATTCTTTTGTGAATAGCAGACATTGTTCTGCTACCTCTTTCAAGCAATGCTACAGTCGTGCCCACAGCTGCTTGTTGATTCCCATCACCTACTTGCAGGTCCGCTATAGAAGCGAATCTTTGTCCTGCTGATACCACGACTCCCATAAGTTGTAATAAGGTTTGAGAAGGCTCTTTGAAAGGAAGAGTCATAAAAGCATCTCTTATATTTCCTCCAGGAGCGTCTACGTCTCTGAATTCACCGGGTTGTATTGATTGTGCATCATCTCTAATTCTAATACCTCTTTGTTTAAATCCAGCAGGTAAGTTTGATAAAGTACCTGCATCTAATAATTGTCTTAATGCAGATGTTGCAGTTCTAGATAATCCACCAATCATGTGAATTAAACCAAAACCGTAAAAACCTAAACCTGGTAAAAATTTGAAATGTACAAAGTACTGTATTTTAGATTTCTTTGGATCGTTTTGTTCATAGTTTCTTCTAATAGATAAAACTTCTCTAGAATTTTCTTCTAAAGTTACAATGTAAGGTAGTTTAATTCCTGTTGGTTCACCATCTGGTCCAACATCTTCAAAACCTTCTAAGTCTAAATTAACATGACATTCTAACAAAGTAAAAATATCATCATCTCTTCCAGTTTTGACTGTGCCTTCTAATTCTAATTCTTTTTTCTCAACGTCAGTTAAATTATCATGACCCGCTTTTAATTCTACATCTCTATAGAAACCTGCCACTTGTTGTTTTCTTAATTCGTTTTCAGAAATTTTAATTCGATGAATAATTGCTTCCGCATCATCTAATGAGGTAGCTGTGTACGGAACAATTAAATCATCTGCTGGAACAAACTTAGATACTGCTCGTTCCAATAAATCATCGTAATAAACTTTTTTAAATGCTGAACCTGCTAAAGGTAAATAGAATAACATTTGATCAAACTCTGGTTCGTATTCTTTCATCTGATCCATCAACTGATAGTTCATGAAATCTTTTACACGATTTGACTGTTGAGTTTTTTCTGGAGTTTGAAGTCCAATTATTTGTGTTCTGACTGGTCCATTAGCTGGGAGTAACTCTTTATATGCCAACGCTTGAAACTGAGTAACAGCTTCAGCAAGCACCGGATGAGTGGCACCCGAAGCACCGGCGAACGGTTCCGTCCTGTTTTCATATTTAAATCCTAATAGTTCTAATCCTTGAGTATATGATTTTTCCCAATCTTTTCTAGAACTTTTATAGTCTTGATAATTTTGATGTAGTGTTGAAGATAAATAACCTAACTCTCTTTCGTCTACAAAATCAGCTAAGTTAGCATTAAAATCTGTTGCTTGCGATTGTTTTAAAGCTTGTGGATCAAAATCAATATCAACTGATCCATCTTCCATTTCAGTAATTTGAGTTTCACCAGGTTCTACCTTTTCAATTTCCTCAACCATTTCAACTGCGATATCGTCAGTTGTTTCTTCAGGTTGAACTTTTATATTTGGTAGCGCCTTGTCTATCTCTGCCATTATTTTTTTCTCCAGATTGTTTGACTGTTTTAACAGTATTATATTGAATATTCAAGCCCTGTGAACTAGGACCTTTTTTTGGTGGTGGGCCACTCTTTTTTCCTAGTCTATTCATCGTATGTATATTTTCTCATATTTTCTAAATCATCTTCATCAATATATTCTTCTACATCTTTAAGCTTACCATCCATATCAGGTCTTGCGCTTGCTTCATTATAAGTCACTCCGCCAGTTTCAGGGTCCACTTCTATTTCTATTTCATTTTCTCTATAACCAGGTCTATCAGGATCATCCACTTCTCTAAGTGTTATTTTGTTACCTTTTTCTGTAACAATAAAATTATCTGCTTGATAAACATCTGCAAATTCATCTGATCTATTACCAGTAAAATATTTCATTCCTTTTTCTGCAGCTTTTGCTTTAACTTTAGCTACAAGATCAAATATAAAATCAGGCATGCCGTCAACAGCTCTTGAAACAGCTGGTGCTAAAGGTTTAGCTAAACTAAAATACTTACCAATTACAGGCACTGTTGCAAGTGCACCCATAATTTTCATAAACTTTCTTTTACTTGGATCATCTGGTGGACCACCTTCTGCTAAAAAATCCCTAGAAATTTCTTGTGGTTGAAATCGTTTACCTAACATTAAATCTTTTAAACCTTCAAAACTACTAGCTCTTCCTTCAGCTCTTTCAGCTTCTTCTTGTTCTCTTTCAAGTTCAACTCTACTTAAACCTTCTTCATATTCTTTTAATGCTTCTTCTAAAGACATTTTAGATTTTACTTTTGGAGTTTGAAAATCAATATCTAAACCAGAAAAGTCTTGTGCAATTTGTTCATCCATCTCAGCTTGTTTAACTACTGATCTTGCTTCTCTTTCTTCAGGGGATAATGCAAAGATATCTTTCATACCACCAACTGCATCAGTACCAATTAAATTTCTTTCTAAAGTTTCCATAACCGTTTTACCAGATTTAAAATCATTATACATTCCTGAAATAATTAAAGGAGTTGCAACAATACCTAAACCTTTTAATGCTGCAGTAAAATACCTTTTTGATTTAATGTCATCTGGAAGTTTTTTTAAACTATCTTTAATTTCTTCTAACCCTGGAATTAAAACTCCTCTTAATTTATTAAACCTATCAAACATTTCTCTTGTCATGGCAGACTCAGGTCTTTGTATTTCATTTGCAAATTTTAAACCTGGAATAGATTCTTTAAGTTGTACTGCTTTTGATACTGGATTTACATCTGTTAATAGTTCATCAGGTATTTTCATTTTTTTAAGAGTGTTGTAGATAGTTGGAAACTGACCTGTTGCTCTATTAACTCCAACTCCTGGTGCTGCTCCTATTCTTCCTACATCAGTTAATTCTACTCTAACACCTTGTTGATCTAAAAAGTTAGAAACTTTATTTAATATTTCTTGATTACCTTCAAATCTACCACCTTTTCTAAAATACTTATCAACTTGTCCTTCAATAAATGCTCCATTAAATTGTTTAGGTGTAATATTTAAGTTAACTGGAAATCTTGTACTTTGTTGTTTTGATTTAATAGGTTTAATATCAAATACATCGAAAATTTCTTTATTCTTTGCTTTTTCTAAATAATAAGAATCAGGTCTTGTATTGTAGACAAGGTTTCCTTCTTTATCTAATCTAATATCCATTAGATTTTTAATTTCTTTTCCAAATTCTGTATCGTTAATTGCATTTGGATTTTCAGCAAAATAATTATTTAATCTTATTCTTTGTTTTTTAATTTTACTAAAGTCTTCTAAGTCTTGTTTACTAGCATATTTTTTAGCTTTAGACTCACTCTCTTTTCTTGTAGCGTATGCTGCTCTTCCTCGTTCTCTTCTTTCTTCATCAGTTAATATTCTTGGATTAGACTCACCTGCACGTTGAGCTCTAAGTTTTATATCAACTACTCCTTTTTCTGGAAGTTTTTCATTAAAACTAATTAACTCTTCTTTTGATCTTCCTGTAATTCTTGAAAGATTTTCAAAATCACCGGCGTCTAACATATCTCTTATGTATTGAAAAGTTTTAGGATTAACTCTTCCTCCTGCACTTTGTCTTAATTCACCTGAAGGTAATTTTCTTTGTAATTGTGATTCATAAGGTTTGGTTTTAAAATTTTCATAATCACCTTGTTCAATAAAACTATCTATTGTTTTTTTAATATCTGCTTCAGCTTTTTCTTTTGCAATTTGAGCAGCTTTACCTACACCTTTTTTATAAGATGCATCTGCAGCGGTTGTTCTATCTTTAATTAATTTTTCTATTTCTTCTTTTGTTCCGTATTGAACTCCTCTAAATCTAGGATTTCCATAATCTTGTTTGTATGGAAACTTAACTGAGTATTTTCCTTTTGGATCATTAACTAACTTAGGTTCGTAAAACCCTTCTCTTGTTCCTAAATCTTCACCTTGAATTACACCGCCACCGATTGCAAACTCGTCTCTAGCTCCTAGCTGCGCGTCGCTAGCGTCTGGCATTGTTTCATCGTAAATTACAAATTTACCATCCAGGTATTTTTTCGGACGCATGGCCTGTTTGTATTTGCCTATGTCCATTTAAAACCCCGATAAATAACTTAAGCCGCCTCCAGCTTGTTTAGTTCTGTCTGTCATTTGTTTCATGATGTCTAAAACTTCGTCAGAAGATTTACCTTGTTTCATCAATTCAAAAGCTTGTTCTATTGTTGAAATTACTTCTGCTTGTCTTTGTGGATCAGGGTCACTTGCAATTTTTCTTGCAAGCTCTGAATTTAAACCAGGATATTTTTCTACAAGCTCTAAAGTTTTAGCAGTAATGTTTGCACCCATTGCTTCTAAAGTTTCTACTTCAGACATTGTTTTAGGATTTGTAATTGTTTTATATGCTTCATCATAAGCATTTAAAATATCGTAACCATCAACAGCGTCTCTATCAATACTATATGTTTCTAACATATCATCAACCGCCATATCAGCATCTAGTTTTTTATCACCAGTTGGATTGATATTATCTACAGCTTCTTTGATTGCTTGTTTTAAAGACTTACCAGCTTTTTGTAAAAGTTGAACTAGCTTTAATCCAGAACCGTAAGCGTAACCTACACGGCCGCCTGATGCGTAACCGTCAATTAAGCCAAGATATGATATAGAACCATCTGTTCCAACTTTAAATTTATAAGGACCATGCGCTGCAAGACCTTGTTTTCTTAAATAATTTTTAGCTTCTTCTAAACTTCTTATTGTAGTAGTTCCAGATGTTTGGTTAACATCATCCATTAGTTGAGTTAAGTTTTGTATATTTGAATTTGTTGTTTGTTGATTAGGGTTATAAATATCTGGATACATACCTGCTGCAATAGATCCATAAGTTTCTGATCCGTATATATCTCCAGATCTAGTATCTCTATATGATCCATCTGATAATTTTTCAAAATTAGGAATTACGTTTGATTGTTGTTGATTAATTATATTTTCATATTTTGATTTTAAATCATCTGAAATAAGACCCATTCCACCTTTGACATTTCTGTAAACATCACCTGGTATATCACTAAAAGGTTGATCACCTTTTAAAGATTGAACTACATTATAAGCAGTGCTTCCAAGTAAATTACCTATACCACCCATTACTGGATTTCCAGCTGCCATAGTTTGTGTTACATCATAACCACCTAATTCATTATACTGTTCTGGAGTTATTTCTCCACTTGCAACTGCATTTTTTAATAATTGATTTTGATCAAAATGTTTTTGTGTATTTAAAAAACCAAGATTTTGAAAAGGGTTTTGTGATCTTTGTAAAGCGGGATTCACTCCTGTCTGCGCTTGTATTTGTTTTCCTTGTGGTCCCATAATTGTATCTGGGGTAACGGTGATTGCACTAGATCCGTAAATAGGATCGGTTGCATCGTATGCAGGTCCTCCTATTTGATAATTAACTCTATGACCATAAGGATATGGAACATCCATTTCTAATTGATCAAAAATTTCAGGGGAACCTTTTTGAAAACCTACACGGCCGCCTGTAGCTTTATTAGTTCTATACTTTTCCATTTCTTGTCTAATTAAATCATCAGCTTCTTTTAAAGTTAAGCCAAAGTTTTCCATCATCTTTTTTCTTTGTGGTATTACATACTCTTCAAATATAAATAATTTTGAACTCATTGGTTTCTCCATACCTTCTGGATAATCTAGTTCATCATCTTCTTCCCGTAAGAATCCTGTTCCCATAATTACTTTAGCTATTTCATCTGCAGCCATGTTAGGTGCATTTTCTGGAATTGGGTTATACGTTGTAGTATCAACAAACATTCCTGGATTTAATTTCTTTGCTTCTTCTAAAGATAATATACCTCCATCATCAAAACCAACTCTGCCGCCGGTTGCAAATTTTTCTGGATCTTCATCTTTAATTATTTTCATCAACTCTTCGTCAGTTATTCCTTGCACTGGATTTTTTGGTTGTTGTAAATCAAAGAATCCTTCATCATCTAAAATCTTTTTAAGTTCTTTAAAAGAACCTCCTCGATTATCTATTTCTAATAATTCCTCTCCAAGATTAGCAAGATCTCCTAATGCATCTTGACCAAATGTTTTTCTAAATACTTCAATTGGATCGACTCCACCTTGATAACCTTCTATGATTGCTTTTGCTTCTCTTTCATCTGCAATATTAATTTTACCTTCTCTAGCTAATTTTTGTAAAACTTGTCTTGCTGCAGTTCTAACAATTCCCGTTTTAGGATCTAAGGGTCCACCTGATCTGTATGGGTTTTGCATTTCTTGCTCAAGTTGTTTAGCTGGATCTTTTAACATTTTATCTAATTCATCTTTTTCTTTTCTTAATCTTTGCGCACCTTGCATCACTCTTCCAATAGGCGAGTCTGGACTAACATCTGCTGGTAGCCCCTCTCTAGCTGCGAGCTGCTCGAGTCCTTCTCCTGTTACAGGTTTCTTAGTGGTAAGATCTAATACTTCTGCAGAAGGTGGATTTATTTTGTTATCTAATCTTTGTAAGTTTCCAGTGAAAGTTAATACTTCTTGATCATTCATCTTAGGAATGTCAGCAATTAAGTCTTCAGCTTCTTTTAAAACTTTTTGAGCAGCAAGATCAGAGGCTGCTTCGATGTTTAATTCATCTTTGATTAATCTTTTCTTTTCATTTGAAGGAAGTTTAATAACATTAGTTCTAGTGCCTAATGTTTTTGATATAGCATTTTTACCAAAAAGTTTTGCTATTAATTGTAATAATTTTCCCATCAGTAATAAACCTTTTTAGGTTGTGGCAAAGGTTCATCTATAGCGTCTTCCGGATGCTCTATGAATCCTCCCTGCCTAAATCTCATTACAGCTTGTGTCATACTATCGACTAAGTCGTCGTGGTCACCATAAGGAAAAGCTGCACATTCCTCAATGACTTCCTCAGCGAAGGCTTGATTTGTGGGCGCCCATATGCATCCACTCTCGAATAGAGGTGCAACGCTGTTTACCCTTGTATGTTTATCATTTCCTTTACTCGGTGTAAAGTTAATAACTGGGATCCCTAATTTTCTTAATTCATATGTTAAAGGTAGTCCAGAAGCTTTAGATTCAATAATAACGGTCTCTGGATTCCAATATCTATATTGCTCCATTGCAACTCTTCTCAGCTCTGGAAACTCAAATCTATCTTTAACTGAGTCCAATAATATTAACTGTGGACCAGAATCTTCGTTTTTATAAAAGACTCCCCATGTCGTTATCGCACTGTAATCGGCTGTTTCTTTTTTCATAAATGCGGTGTCGTAAGATTGTATGATGTGATATAAATGTGGTGGTTCATCTGCTTCCCATTTCTGCCACCATTCTCTTTTGATTAAAGCTCCTTCTTCTGAAGTAGGGTTCTGCATCCACTGCGCATTCCATTTACCTATTGACAGTGATGCTTTCACTCCAAGTAATTCATCCTTCTTCCAAAACTCTGGCCACACCGGTTCACCTGAAGGCATGATAGCAGGAAATTCTATTACTTCCCATTTATCTGACTTCGGTTCTTTTGATTGTGCTTGTAATAATTTACCGGTTAGATCTTTTGTATTCCATCTAGTCATAACCAAAACAATTGTACCACCCGGTTGCAAACGTTGACGAGGACCAGATGTATACCATTCGTAAGCACGCTCAAGAGCATCTATGTTTAAAGCATCTTGCTCCGAGTGTGGGTCATCAATAATTAATAAATCTGCACCCCGACCAGTAATCGCTGATCCAACACCAGCTGCAAAGTATTCACCGCCTTGTTGGGTTTCCCATTTACCAGCTGCCTGACTATCTTCTCTAAGTCTTGTATCAAATACTTGTTTGTATTCTTCTGTATCCATCAATGTCTTTGCTTTACGACCGAATCTAACTGCAAGTTCTGTGGTGTGAGTTGATTGAATTATTTTTAGTTTCGGGTTACGACCGATCATCCAAGCGGGCAGCAAGAAGGAACTGAACTCAGACTTAGTATGTCTAGGTGGCATATTAATTATGACACGTTTTAATTCACCATTAGCTATACGATTAAACTTATCAGCGATTCTTTTGTGATGTGATCCTTCTACAAATTCAGGCCAGACATGTTTTACAAAAGCCATGAAGTCATTTTGTATTTTATATTCTTTTTTCTTTTCAGAGAACTTAACAAAAGTTCTCATGAACTCTTTCCTGACGTCAGGTGGTAATTTCTTTATCTTTTCTAAATCGACTTCCATAATTTTTTTTGCAAAATTTTTTTGGATTAATTTTGGAACCTTATAAGTATTTACAGCCTATAAAAGTATAAATCAAGGCATAAAGCAAAAAGCAGTGGGACCCCTTTTGTTTATATATATTTTAATAAAGCTACAAGTTTGAAATTTTGGAATTGGGTTGGTACCTCTATTGAGGGGGCAGGAAGCCCCCTCGTTGCATGCTACTAGTCTAACAGAACCATGTAGGCTTTGGCATTGTGCTGCCTAAACCAATTAATATCTTTACGCATTATCTTGTAATGCTTTTCTTTTACATCCGGATCAGAATGTAATTCAGCCATCATCTCAGCCATGAATATTCTGTCATGCTTGATAGCCTCAGCAGGTGTAAGCATAATAGACTCGCCACTAAATCTATTCTTTCTTTCTTCTGTTCTATTGTCTTTTAGTTCCATAAGTCCCCCACTAATGCACCGTTAGTTGCTTTGTTTAATGCCTCAAGATATTCTGTTTCAGTCATCTTAAGATAAGTTAAACAGAACTCATGTTTGATTGATTGACTTGCACCAGGTGTAATTAGATAATCAACTGCCTTATCTAACATCTCTTGTCTTCTCGCTCCACCTGGCAAGAACTCTGGTTTTAATGTTTTTGCTTTTGTCATATTATTCCTTTCTGTTATATATAGGATAATATATTATCCAGAACTATTGTCAACCCCTTTCTCTCTTATCCTTGTATTGTAATAAGTATATCCATAACTTGTTTCATGTTTAGTTCGTTCTGGATTTTCAATAGGTGTTTCTAGTGGCTCGTGTCTAGGTGCAATGTTAATACATTGGCTTGCGTACTTATGAAAGAAATCATTCCAACAGCCTTGGCTACAAAAGTAGGACCACCCATTAGTTTGGTTATATCCATTCAAAGTTATTTTTCTAGTTCTTAAAACCTTGTTGCCTTTAGTACCTCGCACCCTGTCAAGTGTGTGATTAGTATGGCAACTCGGTCCATGACACCAATTAAAGTTGCTCATACGAATAACCCCACATATACAACTGTAATACATACAGCTAAAATTATTAATGCGTCCATGTTAGTACCTCACTTTCCAACTGCCACTCGCAGTTCTATATCCTTTTGCGTCTAAATCAAAATAAGTTAATAAAGCTTTACCAACTTTAGAAACCCAATATCTTGACTTGTCATCAAACTTACCAAACCTTGTAATTTCCTCGCCTGTTGATTTTGTGTAAGTTATTCTAAATGTTTTATCTTTTATCATATTATACCTTTCTGTTATATAGGGGATAATATAGGAATATTATCCCCCTGTCAATCAATTAATTCATTGATTGTTCATATTTTTGTCTTGCCAATATTTTAGCCTCTCTTGACATGTTTTTATTTTTCATGCCTTTTATTCTGTCGGCAAGATTAGTTGGATTATAGATTGTCAATCCTGTTGAGTTAGTTCTAATTAGTTCTGCCTCATCAACATTGATACCAAGTGCAGTTGCAAGTTCTATTGCCTCACTCATATATCTATATGCTTTCAATCCAATCTTTAACTCATCACATTGTTTAGTAATACTATCAATCCACTTTTGATGAGTAGCTACTAGATTACCTTTTGCAATTCGCCATTGTTCTAGTTGCTCATACTCATCTTTAGTACATGCAATAGTTCTTGAACGACAATATGAAGTTCCAATGACATCAAGTAAATATTGATTAGTGAAATCTTTATTCATTCCAATATTATCTTCGTGTCTATGGTGGTCTTGACCAAGTGCTTTGGTACATGCCTCAACATGTTTAGTCTTATGAGGATTATCTTGTTTATCACTTTGTTGTGCATGTATGTCTGGGTTAAGACCTTGTTCTTTTAACTCATCACGATAATATGCAAACGCAAACTTTTGCCCCTCATCATTACCATACTCACTACCATTTAGATTACCAAACAAACCAAAATCAAAATGCGATTTTGTTTCTGTTTCATTACCCTCATCATCAACACCCTCGTTGTGTGCAAAGTAAAAACATTTATCTTTGGCAACTACATCACAAGGACTTCCATACTTTTGTTTAAAGTGTCTTAATACTTTAACATCTTCTGGTGGATATGCTCTCTCTACAATTTTTGTTGCAAGTTCAAATGCTGATTTATATTGTACATCTACATTCTCTCTTGCTTGTAAGTAAGCCTCTTTCTCTTGTGTGTTTTCTTGTTCAAACACATTTTTTATTTTACCAAAAAACTTATTTCGTAGTTCAGTATTTAATCGTATCTTTGACATAATGTCCTTTCTGTTAATTGTTATAATTATTTTTATAAACCACTTGACATTATTTGTCAATAGGATTATATAGGATATACCAATTCAAGTTTAAAAGCACTCACTACAGGTGACTGTAAAAGAGGGACTTGGATTGGGTATCAGTAACGGTTAGCGGTGAGTTTAAACACTATACCAGGATGAGTGCGTAAGGGTACCCCGAATGTCAACTGTAACGCGACTGCGTTGACCTCTCCCGGCGCACGTTACTGATAGTAATTTGTTGGTCTCTCTGTCTGGAGGTAAACGCGCGCAGATATGAAGAGGGACCTACTAATTATTATGACTAAGTACACTCTTATACTCGCTCCTCTGGAGGTGTTTGCTAAGAGAACATTCTTAGGCCAGGGTCCGGAGACTGCAGCTCTCCCGGATCCTGAGCAAATGAAAAATAAAATAAAAGCGTCAAGCTTCAAGCTTCAAGCAACAAGCTGCGACGTCGTTGCACATGTACATGTAAAAATGCATATGCATAATGCAGCGTAACAGAAAGGAATAATATGAACGATGATATAAATGAAAGATCAGTCAACCCACTGATTAGAATAGCCAACACGTTAGAAGAGATCCTGAGACTGGTGAAGAAGGACCAGGAAGAGGCTGAGGCTAGAAGGAGGCAGTATGATAACGAAGGAAAGTAAATACAGTTTTCTATATCAAAATGAGGATGGCCACGTCATGAGGCCTGAAAATTTTCTAAACATTAACCGCGGCCGGACGCTGTCTAACAGGCAGCTCCGGGCGCTGGGTATAAATAAAATAAAAAACCCAAGCTTCAAGCGTCAAGATTCAAGCAACAAGCGTCAAGCGGTCACATTACATAGACCCGGTACACGTGTTAAAAATAGATTTAACAGAAAGGTATAATTATGAATACAAAAGAAGCATTAAAAATTGTGGGCGGTTTAAGTAA